TCACGGTCATCGGCTTCTTTATAATCTATACTAGCACAATTATGGATTGGATCATATGGAATATCTGTAACATATACTCCACTATTATGATGTTTAGATTCAGTATTAGATTCTTGTCTTGCTGGAATATGCTTAATCAATTTAAGTATATCATCATGATCAGCAAAATCTATATCAATATCAGCTTGATGTCCCATTACCATCCAGCCTTTTTTAACATTTCTTTAATATACAATTGATCCGCTTCATAATCTTTAAACTTCTTTTGCCAATAATCTGGATTAATATAATCCCATATAATTGCCATTTGATCTTCATTTAATTCGCTTAAAAATTTCTGGCCGCTATCACAATTATATATTACCCAAGCACTTAGTTCTCCTTTTGTGATAGAATAACAATTAGCATTCACGTTACCAAATCGTAATATATCAAAATCATTAGTATTATTTTGGTCGGCCCACCACATACTATGTAACAACCCACGACTTAATGCATCAGTTGGATGTTCTGTGTGAAGTAATTGCATAATATATTCACCATAAACCGAATCCTTAGCCCAATGATCTAATTTTTTTCCGCTATGTATTACAAAATCAGCAAACTTTTCTGGTTTAATAGCTCTAATATCTTTGCAATATCGACCAAACTTTACAAAAGCATTGTAATATGGGCTTTTACGAAAGTCTTCTTCTGTTTTTAGTTTCGCAGATCCTTGCGAATATTCATAAAATTTTAGATATGTATTGAACCCATTACGGACCCCTTTTTCTGTCCGTTCACGATATCGTTTTTTTGGTTCACACATATGAACAATTAACGATTTCTCTCGTTTAAACTCTTTACTACAAAACTTGCATATATGTTTAATTTCCGCAGTCTTTAGCATATTTTGTCAACTCTCGTTTAGTAACTAGGTTGCTTAGTACTTCAATATCTTCTGCTTTGTATGTTGGATACATTTCAGTTAATATTTTTTTAATTGCTTGTTTACTTTTTGATACTTGTTTCTTTTCTGTTTTTATCCATTTATGTCGTTGTTTTCCTATTCCTGGACTACTTGCTACTAATGATAGATATTGTAATTTTGGGTGTTTGTTGATATCAAATAGATGTTTATTACTGTAATGGTTAGTACTTGCTAGATAATAATGTTGCAATTCTTTAGATCCTTCAACACTTGCCATCCATTTATTGGTTAAATATGCAGTAAATCCTTTAAGCTCATCATCAGTTAACGAATCATAAAATGTATAATCTTTATTGTCTAACGCTGACAATACTTTAAAAATATCTAATTTGTGTGCCATTTACCATGCCTTATTATAATCAATCACTTCACAACTTCTAGAAATATTACTTATAAAATATACAACTCTAGGCTGATCTCCATCATCGATTGGCACCGCAAGGTATTGTCCATTTTTTAGTTTTGGGGAATACCATTGAACTTCGTTGTATATATCAATTACTTCTATTGGTAAAAATTCTGCTCTTGTACTGCTAAGACTATTAAATTCAAACACTTTGAAATTCCGATCATTTAAACTAGTTAAAGGCATTGCTTCCAAATCTCCTAAATCTTCTTCTCCAATAACCACATGCCAATCTAATGGCATTTTGATTACTTTATTTGCAATTTTAAGTACCAAAGCAGGAGATGTGAAACTTTCTAAAAATATAAGTGGAACATAAAAATAATCTGGTTCTTTTGGATTACTATTATCTAATATAGCAAATCTTAAATCTTCTACTTCTTCAGGTAATGAATCTAAATTATAACTACAATTATCGTCTAACGTATGTATTTTCATTGGCTTATTATATATAAAAATTTATTTCCAGTCAAGTTTTTCTATCGCAAATGGGTACCCAGCCTCACGATAATATGATTTTCGTTTTGTTAAGTGGCGTTTGGCAAATTTACAAGTACTAGTTATGTCCCATATCTGAACAAAGTCTTTATCCTCGGCTTTGCGTATTCCACGACCAATTGACTGAATAACCCTAACGAAAGACTTGCCAGGCTCAATAAGTATAAGATTAAAAATACGAGGAATATTAATGCCAACGGCAGCAACGCCATATGTTGCAATAATGACCTTATCATTTGTATCGGCCACTTCATCATAATGTTCTTGCCTATCCTTTCCTTTAGTTGCACCACTTACAAATACAGCATTATCTAATCTATCAACTATCTCTTTACCAGCATTTACACGATCTACTAGTACCAATGTGTTACCTGATTTACTTGCTTTACTTATTAAATTAGCCAAAACATCTAAACGATCCGGATCAGATAATAGATATTTTAACTCACTCTGATAATTGGTATGTTCAACTAAATCCTTTAATTGTATTACATTTACGTGACAATTAGCTAATACACCTTTATTTTGTAATTCATATGCACTAATTCTATTTATTACAGACCCTAAACTTACTTCAATCGATTTAAATTCAAAATCTTCTTTAGGTACTGTGCCAGTTAATCCCCAACGTAATGGTATATGTGCCATTACACCTGTTAATAAGTTCTTCAAGGCATCAGCCTTTGCTTGATGTACTTCGTCTACAATAACACATACCACATCTTCCAAAAATTCATGTATTGTAATATCTGCTTCTTGATTTTTTGTTCGTTTTAGTAAACTATTAAGGCTTTGCCATGTACAAATAGTATGTTGTTTACCAAACTCTTTTCGATCACCATAAAATACACCAACATCAAGTTGCATATTAATATAATCAGCTTCTGTTTGTACTACCAATGATTTATTTGGTACTATTACAATACTTCTACCATATTGCTCAACACGTTCACTTAATGCTGCTGTCATTAATGTTTTACCAGCACCGGTCGCTACTTCCTGCAATGATTGTGGGTTTTGTAGAAACGCATTTATTGTTTCTATTTGATAATCTCTAAGCTCGATTGGTTGACCAGCAACTGGATGTTTTTTTGGCCATTTAATACAACTATATGTATATTTCTCTACTTTATCGAATTGAAATGTTGTTTGATATTCTCTAGTATCATTTAATACAATGTCATATCCATCACTATCTAATATAGTTAAAATACCAGGAAGTAAATTTATATAAGAACTACCGCCTAATTGAAAAAATGCAATTTTACCATCCCATCTACCCAACTTAAATGCTGGTAGATAACGGGCATGTGGAATATCATATTTAAACTTATTTACTAACTTTTTTCGAGTATCTAAATCAAGTCCTGTAATTTTACAATTTACTTCATCCGATACATTTATAATAGCTTGCTTCATCTATATATTATAACACAAAATAAAAAGGGGGTATAGTATTATTTATACTATACCCCAAGATTTAAGAAGACTAATCAAGGGAGCTTAATTAGATATTCTTCTTAATATCACAAGAACTAAAAACTATTTTTCATACAAGTCGTTCTAGCCAATGCTTGCCAATTTGTAGGACTAATTTTAACTAAATCAGCAACTTTCAATGCCATACGAAGTGACATTTCACGCAATTTATCCTTATTTTCATCAATAAAATCAATTACCAACGAATCTTCTCCATTTTGGAAATTGTAATCTTGAAACAATTTTCCAGTTTGTGCAATTTGCTTCACACGAAGAAACTTATCACGCATTGTATTCAAAGTCAAGTCCAAATAATGACACCGTGATTGCAATGCTTCAAGATGATCTTGAAGTTTCTTACTCTTCAAATTATCAAACTTTAGATTAGTAATAAACACCACAGAGCCCTTAAAATCGAACTTTTCAGGAATACCATCCCTACGCAATAGATGGCTATCAGCATTCCAATAGATAGTACGTTTTTTTCCACTATCCAATGCTGCTTTAAGAATATTCAAACTTAAATCATCCATAAGAACAGAATCACAATCATCAAATACAAGTACATTGCCTTTATCTGAATAACGATACAATGTACTATACAAGCCAATTGGTGTCATTGCACCTTTTACAACTTCATATTTTGGAGGCAAATTTTGTACCATAGTGAATAAGTTTGCTCTTTCGAGTTGTTGTTCAACACCATATGA